CTTGGAGATACTTCACTTTCACCAGTTCTTTTAGTTGATAGTCAACCAGGAACTACATTAGCAAATGGTCAACCATTCGGTGCAGTTGCTCCCAATAATCCAAATGCTCCCACAACCCCATCAACTCCTTCCACACCAACAGTAACTGGAACCACAACATCTGATCAAGTCACAACATCCACATCAATTTCAAATGTTGTAGCAACATCTCAAGTTACTTATAATGTAAGTAGTCTTGATGGAAATGGGTACGGTACAGTTCAGAACTACACTGATACTGTAGAAACTACAACTCCAGTTACAACAACCACTACAACCACAACACCAGTTACAACCACCACATATTCTGATGGTTCCACAACCACATCAAATGGAACTCCAGTTGTAACCACATCCACATCTAACGGAACATCAAGTTCACAAGTAACTGGAACAGTTCTGAACTATACTTCAACAATTGCTCCTTCCGTTTCTTCTGCAATTGCTGCATCACAAACACTTCCAGCAGTTACAACTAAAGCATATAATTTTGAAGCAAGTGAATCTAGTGGAAAACAGCAAATCAAAAAGCAAACGGTGACGACTGTAACCACTCCAATGGTTACGACCACAACCACAACTCCAGTTACCACAACTGTTTATGCTGATGGAACAACAACAGTAATCGACGGAACTCCATCATATTCTTATACTTATTCTAATGATGTTGCGGTATCAGATTCTTATGATTTTTACTTTGGTAGAGTGGATCAGTTAGAAGTTCTTGATGGAATCAATGATGGTATCAATGGACTTCTGAATCACGAACCAACCGCAGGTAAGCAAAGATTGAGAGTATTTGAGAACAACAGATTTGTTCAGTCTTATAATGCTGATGGTTATAATGCTGATTCTAAAATCTTCGGTGGTGGGTTTGAGTTTGATGTAACCAAAGGTTGGACTCTTGGTGCTCAGTATAATAGAGTTAACACAAACCTCAATGGCGTTGACTCAAGCACACAACAGAACAAAGACCATTTCGGTATATTCAGTGAACTCAGAGGTAATACACTGACTCTGAATACCAATGCTGCGATTGCGAACAGCAATTATAAGTACAATAGAAATGTAGAAGGTGTCTTTAATAATGCTGGTGAAACAACTGGAACTGAGTGGTGGGTTTCTAATCGATTATATTGGCATCTTAATAAAGCAGTAAAACCATTTATTGGTTATACTGTTCAAAATGTAAAGAGAAATGCATATAATGAAACTGGTTCCATTCAGTCTGCTAGAAGTGTTGATGGTCACAATCAAACAACACATGTTGGTGAAGCAGGACTTAAATTAGAAACTCGTTTTGGTGGCAAGAAGAAAGATTTATTTGGTGTCAGTGTAGAAGGTGCTTATGGAACTGATAGTTCTTATGGTGTAAGTGCTTCTCTGGATTATAAAGAAATATTATTTGTTGAAGGTTCTCATGGTGTAAACAATGGAGTTACTAACAATTCTGTTGCTGCAAAAGTCAAGTTTAAGTTCTAAAAACCTAAATAAGAAGTACATCAATCATCAGGACTGATGGAAAAGAAAAAGGAAAACGCTATGGGACAATTGATTCGTATTTCGATTTTGAGTTGGTCTGCCGCACTTCTGACAGCATCGTATGCTGGGCTTCTTGCTAAAATGGATCCAACTTTTATCGCAACCGTTTTTACTGCCTCCGCTGCAACCTTTGGAATTAACACCATGAAGAAAGGTGGAGATGATGATGACCAAAAAGAGGAACCACGTAGGGAAGAAGTAGTTGCTGCTGCTCCACCAGAACCAGAAGCACCAGAAACTCTTGAAGCAAGAGTTGAAGCACTTGAAACTAAGGTGGAAGATGGTGAAGGTTACGTTCAACCCCGCACAGGAGCATAATGTCCAAGTCTGCTAATAAAGGTAAGAAAGGTTCTGCTGGAGGAAAACAATCCAAGCAGAACCAGGGTAATGCTACTGCTAAAAAGGCAAAGAATGGTGGTAAGAAAAAATGATTTATGAGGTATTATGCCACGCGAATGGAATACTCCAATTCGGGAACCCTGGAATCCTGTAATTAAAAAGTGCCTTGATGCTGTCGATGAACACATCAAGGCATATATTAAATCGGGAGATGACTGGCACTTATCACAAGCAGAAATATTAAGAAAATATGTAAAAGATTTGAAGGTCTGGATACATAAACAAGAGGGAAGAGAATGAAGAAACTCTTTGCAGCATTTGGTTTATCATTAACTCTGGCATTTCCCGCATTTGCTAGTTCATTAGAAAAGAAACAACCAACAGTTCCAGCATACAGCCTTGCAGCGATGGGTTGTATGATACTCAGAGAATGTACAGAAGGAGTCGAACAACTTACACCAGAATCTGCATTTTTATCTGGTAAAGAGTTTGATACCTTTCGATCCGAAATCAAATCTATTCTAGTAGCACTCAACAAATTGGATGTCCCAGTTTATGTTGGTCCTAGTAGATACTTTACACCAAGAACGATAGGTTTATATAAACCAGAATATAATCGTTTCTTCATTAACGAAAGTCTTATTCAAGACCCTAGAGAGTTTCTGGGAACTCTAAGACATGAAGGATGGCACACTGTTCAGGATTGTATGGGTGGTGGATTGAAAACATCTTTTATGGCACAAGTTCATCAAGATTCTGAGATTCCTGCTTGGGTGATGAAGACGACTAAACTTGCTTATGAATCTATGGGTCAAAGTCGTGCTGTTCCTTGGGAAGCAGATGCCAACTGGGCAGAAGAACAATTAAATCAAACTGCCAAATACTTGGAGATGTGTGCTAAAGGACCACTGTGGGAACAGGTAAGACCTACTCCAATGACGATGGAGTGGTTGATTGGTTGTGGATGGATGAATCCACAAGAAGGTTATAAGGAATATACACCAAATAAAAAGTCAGATTACTGTGTGGAGGGTAAATACTAAATATAATATAATGGATTGTTTCAGATGAAATCTTTCAAACAATTTTTGTCAGAAAGTGTAACGATTGCTGGAGATTTTAACGGCAATCTTTATATTAATAATTCAGAACCACAAACACAACAAGTTGGGGAAGAATACTCTGCGGATATTATGTGGAAGGGTAATCTTTATAGACTTGATTTAGTCTCCAAAAATGGAATTCCTTCAAAGAGGGATTTGGGAGAACAACTTCAAGGTGAATATCCAGGTGCTGTAGTTCATCAAATTTATCCAGCAGAAGAAAAAAACTTCAATATTAAAAATACAAAAAGATACCACCCCTCAAAATTAGAATGGATTGATTGATTTATGGCACAGTGGAATATACAAAATCAAGATTATTTAAATCAAGAAAGATCTTTATTTGAAGTTAATAATATTGCAACTAAAGATGGTCAACCAGTTAGTGTTGACAATCCATTTCCAGTATCTCTTGGAAGTTCTAGTATTACAATTAATGGTGATATTAGTATTCCTGGAATAGTAACTGTTACAAGTACACCAGAAAATCCAATTCATTCCCATATAGTTGAAGTTGGAACCAGTGGTGCATTAACAACACCATATCTTCCAGTCGGTATTTCTACATTACTGAATACTGTAGGTATTGGAACCACTGGACAAGTATCAATTAACCTCAATAATTCACCAGTCAGCACCACAAATCCATTTCCAGTTACAGGAACTGTTGATATCGAATTACCACCAATAGCAACAGATGCATTTGGTAGGCAGAGGATGTCTACTCCACTCACTCTCTTTGATTCATCTCACAGATATAGAGACAATAATCTTTGGAGTGGTTTAGTTGTTGGTACTGGTTCAACAGTTGGATTTTCGACAGCACAAGGTTTGATTAATATGACTGTTGGTGTTGGAAGCACCGCATCAATCATCAGAGAAACTACAAAAGTATTCTCTTATCAACCAGGAAAATCATTACAGGTATTGAATACGTTTGTAATGAATCCAACAAAATCAAATCTTCGTCAAAGAGTAGGATACTTTGGTGCAGATAATGGGATGTATTTAGAACTTGATGGAAGTAATTTATATTTTGTAGAAAGAACATATGTTCCAGGAATTACAACAGAAACAAGAGTATCACAAGCAAGTTGGAATGTTGATACGATGCTTGGTCCTGGGCATCTCAATCCATCTGGTGTCACATTAGATATCAGCAAAGCACAAATTATGTGGATGGATATTGAATGGTTGGGACTTGGAACGGTAAGACTAGGATTTGTAGTTGATGGTAAGTTTATTCACTGCCACTCATTCCATCACGCAAATCTTATCAATACAACTTATATCACAACAGCATCATTACCTTTGAGATATGAGATTGCAAATACTGGAATTACAACGAGTGCGAGCACATTAAAACAAGTTTGTTCTACTGTAATTTCAGAGGGTGGTTATGAACTTCGTGGATTGCAGCAAGCAGCAGGAACACCTGTTCAAACACCAGTTGATTTAACAACTGCAGGAACTTATTATACTGTTTTATCAATTCGTCTTAAAGCAACGCCAAATAGATTGGATGCAATTGTAATTATGACTGCACTTTCAATTCTTGGTATTACAAACAATGCAGTTTATAACTGGCAAGTAAGAGCAACAGGAACATCTGTTGGTGGAACTTGGGTCGATGCTGGTATTGATAGTTCTGTGGAATATAAAATTGATGGTGGAACTTATACTGGTGGAAGAATATTAGCATCTGGATATTTGTACGGGTCTAATCAAGGTTCAACACCAGTTGATATTCTTAAAGAGGCATTATTTAAGTTTCAGTTGGAAAGGGATGCATTAACAGGAACACCTTATGAACTTTCTCTCGTTGCTTCTTCCAATTCTAATGGTGCAGATATTCACGGGTCTATGGACTGGGAAGAGATTAGTAGGTAATTATTATGAGTGAGTTTCCTTGGGGTGTTGTAATATTATTATCCTGCGGACTTGCCTTTACTGCATATATCATTTACTACATATTAAGGTTAGCATTTGAGGAAATGAAAGATGAAGAACCTAGCGATCATTCTGTCAGCGACAAGTCTAGCGATTAGTGGAGCACTTTGTTATGGTGCTTATGTAACTTATCAGAAAGCACAGAAGATTCTTAACAACCCAGAAGAGTTTGTTGGTGCCGTTGTAGAGAAGCAGGTTAATAAGGCATTTGAAAAACTACCTATTCCCAAACTAAATACTGAGAAGTTTAAATTACCATTCTAATGGCTGACAAAGATCCTTACGTCTATAGAATACGTTCAGTTCACAAGGTAGTAGATGGCGACACTATTGACGCTGACATTGATTTGGGTTTTGATATCTCCCTTACTAAGCGAATTCGTCTTGCTGGTATCGATACCCCAGAGAGCAGGACAACTGATGCGTATGAAAAGAAACTTGGTCTCGAAGTTAAAGATTGGCTCAAAGAAAGACTAAAATTTGCTAAAGATATTTTAATCAAAACAGAACTACCTGATAGTACCGAAAAGTATGGTCGTATCATTGGTCATCTATATGTCAATGGTGAAGAGATTTCCATCAACAATCAAATGATTACTGAAGGTTATGCTTGGGAATATGATGGTGGAACAAAGAAGAAAGATTTCGACCTACTTCTATCAAAAAGAAAGTCGAGCTGATAACTTCTTAGCAATCTTTTTAGGTGGGGCATAGAGACCTTTAAATCTCTCTTGCCCCTCTTTTGTGAATTTATCTTTCATTACATCATCAATAATAATTTTATTGTCCATTTCATAGTAAGCATTGGTCTCTACTTGGTCGCGGATATACTGCTCTACGTTATCTGTCTGCGCTACTAAGCGGGTGCCATCTGCAGAGTATTCAAATATATCAACATGTCCACCGTCTGACATGACATAATGTAGAACAGGTTTAACTTGTTTAATTTTAATTTTAAATTTGTTTTTTGTTGCTTCTCTAATCAATGGTTCAGCAGCGTTTTTAACTACATTTAAAACTGTTGTTGATGCCATTGTAGCAGCAGTGGTTACTACTGCGACAGCACCAGCCGTAGCAACAAGAGAAGGGTCAGGTAAATTAATATCGACTCCATAAACACTAAAAGATGGTGTTGTTTTTGGTTTATCCGCTGGTATCTCAGCAATAGGTGTTTGTGTGGGAGGGGTTTGAGTAACTTGAGGCAGTTGAGGTGGGGGGGTAGAGTCTGGAAGTCCTCTATTTTTTGCTGCATCTTCTTGTGCCTGCTTTTCTTTATCCGCCCTTACAGCAGCATCAAACTCTTCTTGTGTAGGTACATTAATAATTGGATATTTAATAGAAGTATTTGGCATTTCAAATACTGGAAGTGCCATTCCACGAACAACAGGAACTTCTACACTACGAAGAACTGGTGGTTCTATTGTTGAAATAACACTAGGACCATTAATACCAACTTTTGGTACTTCGTTGGTATTAGTTTTTATATTGGCAATTCCATTTGCATTACTTATTGGTGGTATGAGATCCATTTGGATACCTCACAACTACGTCGGCACAGATTTTATGGTAGGGACTTTCTGGATGAAATGTAATACCAGACTTGATTGCCTCACCACACTTTAAAAGTCTTACTAATTCAAAATCAAGTCTTGCTTTATCTGATTCAGCATTTTGTCTTTTGATTTCTGACCTTGCTCTTTCTTTACAAAGTTCTGTTAGTCCCCCATCCAAAGGGAAGTTAAATCCCATACTGACACCAGCGTTACCATTATGGGATTGGAATGTTGATGGGTCTTGACTACCATTCATACTTCCCAATACAAATGGGGAAAAACTCATGGTTGGTCCTTGACAACTTACACCTCCACCATAAGTGTTGACTGCATAAGGACCTTGTAACACCTGCACGGCCTGGTTTGTAACATTACCAGTAGCAGATGCTGAAGGTCCTGCAATATTTGTATTAGAAGGTGCTTGTTGTGCTTTACTTCTGGTAGAACCTGCAAGTGTTAATACTAAAATGGTTGCTACTGCGTAAAGACTGATATTGATGTAGTTGTTGATTGGGTTTCTGTGGTGCGATCTATCCATGTTTCCTTTGCCACTCCAGGACCGAGATAAGTCTCACTAAACTGGAAGGGAGCACCTTGATTCATAATACTGTAGTTTGCTCCTTGTTGAGGAGTGCCAGGAATGTTAATATTAGTTCCAGTCACAGTATAAGATGTGCCAGTTGCATATTCAACTTGGCGAATTGTTTCTATAACTTTTGTAGTTGATTCAGTTGTTGCGTTGATTGTACCTCTAGTAAAATTAGGCACAACAGTATTAGCCATAGCAGGAGTACAAATGACTCCCGCTGCTAAAAGCAAGACGGGAGTTAGATGTCTCATTTGAATACGCTTAACTCAATACTACGTTGTGCAGTTGCGGTGGTTCCAGGACCACCAGCAGTGACTGTAGGAACACCAGTAGGTGATAATGTACCAGCGAGAGAACCTTTGTCTCCTGCTAACTGAGTAACAGAATCCCCATAAAGGTTGGGAGAAGCAATAACTCCACCACTGACCGACTGAGTGGTGACTGGCGTATCAGCAGCATTGAAAGATTCTGAGAAACTGAATGCTTGACCTGCTGTATTGATATCATAAGTTCCAGCACCATTCACTCCACCAAAGGAGGTTGATTGAATATTTGTACCTGAAGCAGAATAAGATGCTCCAATTCGAGTTGATTGTACCGCAGCACCCTGAACATTTAGTTGAACAGAATCAGTAATTCTTGATGTAATTTCAGCAGCACTTGCAGGAGTAATGAAGAATAACGAAAAAACTAGAAGAAGTCTTTTCATTTTTCTTAAGTAGTAAACACTACTGTTATTTAGGTGGTATTTGTTTTAAATTGAATTCTTGACAAAATCTAAATAATAACTTATTATGCAGGGAACCCACTCAAAAGGTGGGTTTTGTCATAATGAGTCCTTGAAGTGACATTTAGAGCCGTGGAAAGTGCCCTTTGAAAAGAGGGTGTACCCCCTTTCTATACGGATGTAGAGTTCTATCAATTTAAATGCAAAATTTCTTTACAGTAGCCCTGCCCCTTCTGGCATCGGTTACAACCAGTACGGCATCACTGCCATTCGTCAACTACAAGATGCAAGGTCCCCCACCTCCAGTGGAAGAGACAATTAAAATGAATCTTGTAGATGAAAAGAAGACAGCAATCCGCGAGGTTGCACTACCAAAGCCAAAAGAGAAAAGGCTTATTTGTAAAGGGTGTAATGAACATGAGAATGCTACCCTGGTATTTTTCCAGGAGCGTGGTATTAAAGACAGAAACGCCCTTGCTACCATCATGGGCAATATTCGTCAGGAATCAACTTTTATTCCTAACATTTGCGAAGGTGGTAGTAGAACCAGTTGGAGTAACTGCGGACGCGGTTACGGACTGATTCAATGGACATCTGCCGATCGTTATTATGGATTGGGTGATTTTGCTAAGAGGTATGGTGGTTCTCCATCAGCACTTCACACGCAACTTCGTTATCTAACGACTGAGGTTCAATGGCAACGAATTGAGGACAGGATGAAAACTCCTGGTAAGTCCATCAATCGTTACATGGACTATGCGTATAGTTGGATTGGTTGGGGGCATCATGGTGCTCGCACTTCGTATGCTCATGATTATGCTTCTAAACTGATCACGGTAGAAGTTTAACAAACTGAATAAATATTGGGGAGTTCTACAGAACTCCCTTTTTTAGTAATTTAATTTAAATAAAAGTTATGACACAAGACAAATCTATAACTTCCAATTTAAATACTTTTGGGCATGAAGATCTAAAAGGTTTTGCCTCTTACTTGGGTATGGATTATGATGAACTTTTGAAAGTTCAAAAGAAAAATAATGAAGTGATACAAAAATATCTTGAATGTAATGAGGGTTAATTTTAATCTTGGTAAGAAAAAACCAGACATAAAACAATACGCAATAATCGGTATAGTATTATCTTCTATTATTGCAGCACTTTCACAATGCACAGGAGTTTCTGAGACTGGTCTTTGGGACTTACTGGACGAAATTCAAAGAAAATATTTTCCAGGCACAATACTTAATGAGTTTGTGATTAAGGATGATAAGAAACTTGAAAGAAGAATTAAGCGTGATGTTGATGCAGCAATTGCAGAGTATGAACGCTTGACAGGGGACGATGGAAAGGTTAGAATGCCTAAACCACGATACTCAGAGAAACCACCAGATGGGTCTTATGCCCAATCAGTTCTTGGAGGTGAAATGAGATTGTGTGCTCCCTGGGTTGACGACTGCCCCAAACAGTGATATCATTACCACATGGACTCCAGCAAGGTGCTTGCTTGGATATAAAAAACTGACGCCTCCCTCCGCAGAAAGAGTAACCATCAGGTCAGTGTCCACATGGGTAGGTGTCCGAGTGGTTAATGGAGGCGGACTGTAAATCCGCTGGCTCTGCCTACGGGGGTTCAAATCCCTCCCTGCCCACCTTGACAATTAAATCCATCACTGGTATAATTGTCTTATGTCTCAGTAGCTCAGTTGGATAGAGCAACTGCCTTCTAAGCAGTCGGTCGCTGGTTCGAGTCCAGCCTGAGACGCCAGGGGAATTAGCTCAGTTGGTAGAGCGCCTGCTTTGCAAGCAGGATGTCAGCGGTTCGAGTCCGCTATTCTCCATAACTAATAATTGAGTATGTTACATATATCACCAGATCCATTACTGATATTTCATACTATTATGGGAAGATTTTATTCTTTAGAAGAAATAAATCCTGAACTTAAACTCCTCTCTGACAATTATCAATCAATTGTTGAAGAGTTTAATCAAAATAAGGATAAACTTATTTGGACAAATTGGGCAGGTAATAATTATTACACGTCTGTAAAATCAAACCCATATGATGGGTGGCAAGTTGCTGCATTATATCTTGAATATAATAATTATATTGAACAGAATAGACATTACTATGAGCATGTTTACAAAACCAAGGCTCATATAGATTATGAAAGAGATATTATTTACAGCGATAATGCAGAATATCTACCAACTTTAACTAATGTTTCTTATCAGTCTGGTTTAAGACAAAGGGTTGGTATTAGTGTTGTTTATCCAGGTAAAGCAATTGACTGGCATGTAGATAATGATCCTTCTGATGATGATTACATCACTATTAGGGGTTTGTGGGGATTAGACGTTCAATCATCTAAAGATGAGTATGCATTTTTGGCATTGAATACTCAAAAGGGAGTATTTAGTGAATATTTTGAAAATAATAAATTTATGTTTTTTTGGGGAAATACTACTCATATGGTTTATAATACTTTGTCAACCCCAAGGTATTGTTTATGCTTTGATCAAAAAGTTAAGATTGATGATTTACTCTAAATAAAAAAACCTACTTGACAATTTAAAATAAGTGTGATAACATTTATAGGTGATTAAATAAAAAAATATAATGCCTAGTAGCTCAGCGGTAGAGCTATCGACTGTTAATCGATTGGTCCCTGGTTCGATCCCAGGCTGGGCAGTTGGAAGGTCTAGAAATGTCTGGGTCTTCCTTACTAAATCCTAAGTTCGCTTAGGTCGGGGACTTGATCACCCCCGCCAGTAACAAAAAACATGTCAATAGCGTGTCTATTGACTCTTCACGAAAGTGAAGCTTTTGCGGAAAGTGTCTTCCGCGAGTGGTGGGCACTCACTACTCATTAAGGGCGAATAGCTCAGCGGTAGAGCTACTGGTTTACACCCAGTCGGTCGGGGGTTCGATCCCCTCTTCGCCCATACATATTTAATATATGGTTTGATAAAATGTTAATACGTTGTAAATCTTGCAATAAAGAACTGCAAGCTCATGTTGCAAAAACTATTTCTTGTGGATGTCCTAATATGACATCTATTAAGAATGATACTATTTTTGCAAATGACCTTAGTCAAGTCATTATTATTGAAAGTACTAAGACCCCAAATAAAAATATTGGAGTCTTATCTTCTGATGATATTTCTTGGCAAGAAAGTAGAAGGCAAAGGAAAGTCCGTAAGTTGGACTTTGAAGTTAGATAGGATGCATATCTAAATCTTCTCCAATAATTGAATATTGCATTCCATCTTCTTTTAACTCTCCAAACCTGAATACTTTTTTTGAAAGTATGCTTCTTTGGAGAGTTCCTTCTTTTTCCGATTCTTCATTAAATCCCATATCAAATTTAATTCCTATTGGTTTAGATGCTACAATATCACCTGGTTGTGCTCTGATTCCGTCCAACCATTCACCTTTTAAAATTAAGGTTCTAAATTTTTTAAAACTAGATACAACAATACGTGCTCTTTCTTCAGCAGTAAATTCTCTGGGGTCTACAAGATATTCTGCTTCCCATCCAATATCACCAACTCTACCTGGTTCTGGATATTTAATGTATTTGATTAAATTTAGAATTTTTTGTTTGGTTACTTCTGGATTGTCGTAGTAAACTGAGTAATTATATTCTGCTGCTATGTAACTTTTTTTGCTATAATATGGAACAATGTATGGGCAGATATTAATTCTTTTACCATTAAAATCAAATGGAATTTTTATAGATAACTTCTTACCAGGTTCGTATAAGGTCTCTTTATCGTCATATCCTAGACTTAAAAGATATTCATCTATGTTCATGTTTGACAAAATAATATAGATATATTATACTATAAGAAATCAAATACTGGAAGCGTGGCCGAGTGGTTTATGGCAGTTGTCTTGAAAACAACCAACGTTAACAGCGTTCGTGGGTTCAAATCCTACCGCTTCCGTTTTTAACTATTTCTTTTGATTGTTATTAAACTTAGTATCAGGAGATACTAATGAGACGTTGACATTATTGTATTACCTATATACAATTTGTAAGTACACGTAGCACTGTGCCTTAATGGACCCATCTACAACAACTCCTTTACTAGGATTTTATATAACAATAATAATCCTTGGACTTATGGTTGCCTATGCAGGACTTGAAGGGACCATGAGAGTTTTTACATATCTGGATCTTGAATTGCGTCACTTTTTTATTCGGATGCAAATGAAAGTTTTAGGATGGAAATTAAAGCGTCAGCTAATTAAAGACACAAAGAGCTACGAAAAATTTCTAAAGGATTATCCTAATGAATAATAAAGAACTGTCCGACCTGTCTATTGATAGGAAGGAATGTCCTAAGTGTGGTGCCATTTGGTTGAATGGGCAGCATTATTGGTCTGGTACTGGGAAAGAAGGTGACCCACATGATCTTGCAGGTCTTGTATGTAATAACTTTGGTGATGAAACCTGCATAAATCCATGCAAAGGTTCAACAAGTGGGATAACATGGGAAAGGAGATTGACCCAATTAGAGCAAGACGAGTTCCGTGGTCCACAGAATGACTAAAATAAATTCAGAACATTATGTGACACAGAAGCAGTGTCAGGAGATGATTGATGATGCCATACGAAGACATAATCGTAATGCTTCGGTTATTTCAATGTGTGTTGGTTGGGTTGTTCTTTCACTTTTTGCTGAAGGTCTTCTTCGACTTATTGGAGTAATACCACCTCTACTACCATGGCTCAATATCACCTTGAAATAATTGGAATAGTTTTTCTGTTAGTATTTGCTGCCACGATGTTTTATCAGGGCACTTGTATTATGAAGGGTCACCGAGGATATTCTCTTCGGGACTATTTGAAACAAGATAGCACAAATATGCGTAAAAGAATAGAAGAATTACTCAAGGACAAATGATATCGCTTACAGAAGAAGATTTAAAGGAATTGCAAGAACTAGTTAAACAACAAAAGATGTCTGAGTTGTTTGAAGAACCATCAACTTATGAGGACGATGATGACTATGGAATGGCAGGAACTTATTGAGTTTCTTGGTAAACAAGTTTTGATTTTTATTGTGTTTATGTGTGGTCTTATTGTGGGATACGTGTATGGGTTTAGGAATGGTAGTGGGTTATAACCCCATAAATAATAAAAATTATTATATTAAATAATGTTTATTGAACCAAAATTGAGTAAAATACAAACTTCTATTTTTACATCTAATTACTCTCAAATTAAAAGTGATTATATTGAATTTAGGGATTGTAATTATTTTATAGATTATTCTCATACATACAATTTAACTTCATTAGATAATAATTTTTTGGGGTTTGTTCCAACATACACTCCAAATTTTCCCTGGAAAGTGTGTCCATTAATTTTTAATAGACAGCAAATTTTAAGGACACCTCTTCAAGTACAACAGTCTGAGACAGTAAGAATATTACTTAGTCAATCAATTAAACCAGTTCTTGCTGTATTTTCTATTCTTGAACCAGGAGTTGAAATTAGTCCCCATTCTGATGGAGATGAAAGAATTGATGATAACTTTTTACATTCAAGTGTAATAAAGTATCATTTTAGTTTAGATATTCCAAGCGATGGACCTTCAGCATTGGTTGTTAATGGAGAAGAACGTCTTCTTAAAAATGGAGACTTAAATTTATTTGATGAAAAATTATCAGAACATTATGCTTATAATAAGTCAGATACTCGTCGAGGGGTATTGATTGCTTCATATATAAGAGAGGAAGTCTTAAACGCTTGACAACAAAATTATGAGGATGTATAATATCCTCATACCAAGTCAACGGGGTGTAGCTCAGTTTGGATAGAGCACTGCTTTTGGGAAGCAGGGGCCGAAGGTTCAAATCCTTTCACCCCGACTTGGACAATATTTGTTCTTTTAATTCATGGATAAAAGTATTAAAATAAACGGTCAAGAACCACATGTTCTTGCAGATTCTCCATTAGTTTATCATAGAGAAGTTCTTCCAGAAGATTTGGTAGATCTTATGGTCAAAGAATTGAAAGAGATGGAAGAATTTAAAGTTCCATTTGAAGATGCTGGTGTTGGTGGTGAGGATAATGGTCGGATAGACCCAAAAATTAGAAATTCTAAAATCAATTGGTGGTTTGAAGACCATTGGGCATGTAGTGTAATTTCTTATTATATTGGTTTATCTAATAGAAAGTATTGGGAATATGATTTGAATTTACTTGAAAGTATACAAATCTCAGTATATCTTGAAAATGGACACTATGGTTGGCATAGTGATTATGGAACTTCAAAAAATGGGAAGTGGACTAGAAAACTTAGTGCAAGTGTTTTAGTTAGTGACCCTTCTGAATATGATGGTGGTGACTTAGAATTCATAGACTATCATGGCAATATTATACAGGCACCAAAAGAAAAAGGATCTGTTATTGTATTTGATTCAAGAATTCCTCATAGAGTTACTCCAGTAACAAGAGGAAGAAGAGTATCTTTGGTTACTTGGATGTATGGTCCCAAATTAAAATGAAGTGGCCAAGTTTTGCAGATAATCCGTTTAAACTGGTCAGGGTTCCAGAGAATTTATATTCTGAAATATTGAATTTTTATAATACTTGCGACTTCTCACAAAAAGAAGATTCTACCAATTCTCATTATGATCCTAAATACGGAGAACACATTACGGCTGGTTCGATAGCATTTAGAAATCCTTTAGGTGACCCTAAAAGAATTAAAAATCCTTATACCCATATAAACCATATTCCCACAGAAAAATTAAAAGAATGGGCGGATATTCTTCAACCAATATTGGAAGAATGGTCTCATCAAAAATTAAAATATAGCACGGGTTATGGAATAAGAAGTTATCCAAAAGACTCAATATTATGTTTACACCGAGATGAAATAAAAACTCATATTATTAGTTGTATAATTTTTATTGACGAGCAACCCAAAAATACAAATTGGCCTTTAGATTTTTGGGATCATGATGGTGTTAGACACAAGGTTGTTTTTGAACCTGGTGACATGTTATTATATGAGAGTCTATGTGTTCACTCTAGATATACTCCATTTCAAGGAGATTATTATAGGAACATGTACTTTCATTGGAGACCAGAAAATTGGGATTATATCCCATATAAAAATAATAAAGTACAATATCTTTGTCCTGCGGAGGTTGATGATGAGTATCGAAAAGGAACTTGGTAGTTTAAAGAGGTATACTGTGGAAGAGTTTCAAGCAGATTTTGATAACTTAATGAATTTGGTTGAAAAGGAAATGAAGTCTTTTATCATCACTAGTGAGTATGGTGAAGCAGTGCTCATGCCAGCAGATGAAGAATTGATACGAATATACACTGACCACAACGAAGCACCTTGACAACCATAAGACCATCTGTTACTATGGACCAGTCAACAAAAATTATTGATAACTTTATTGAACCATCAATTTTTGAACATTTTAAAAAAACAATTGTGGGAAATAATACAATTCCTTGGTTTTTAAATCATGGAATATCAACAAAGAATACTTACAATGATGAAGGAATTTATTTTACCCACACGTTTTATACAGACTACAATATTTCTAGTCAATACTTTGGATCTTTAAACCCAATCTTTGAAAAAATAAATCCAAAAGCAATTATTAGAGCAAGAGCAAATGTCTATCCAAAAACAAATAAAATTGTCCAGCATGGGATGCATATAGATTATCCATATGAACATTTTGGATTGATAGTTTATTTGAATACTAATAATGGATTTACTATTTTGGAAGATGGAACTAAAGTAGAATCAATAGAGAATAGAGCACTATTCTTTGATCCAAGTAAAAATCATTGTAGTACAACTTGCACGGATTCTTTTTTTAGATCTATTGTAATAGTTAACTATTTTTAATCGAGGGACTGTCGCCTATTGGTTAAGGCCCACTGCTTATAACGGTGTGAACTGAGTTCAATTCTCAGCAGTCCTATTGGTAGTCCTTAGCGATTAACTAAGTAGACGCCAACTTCTACTACGGATATCTTCCGTAGCGTCGTATGGGGATGGTTGGGCAGGGTCCGAGGACTTTGCCCAAATTGGGTGAAGTTCGACTATCCCCACTTGCTCCTTTAGCAATCTGGTGAATGCAGCGAACTCATAATTCGCCTGAGGCGTGTTCGATCCACGCAAGGAGCACTTGACAGATAACTGTCAAACCCTTATACTATTAAGGTCAACATTCAAAGCAATGACTCTCACAGAAAAATTTAAAAAAGATGTGCAAACTCTTCGTGGTGCTGCAAACGGTGATTTTTACCTAGATGTAAAAAACCCAAAACTCTTTAAAAAAGTCCGTCGTTATTATGAAAATGAAGGTGTAGTCTTTTCTGGAGATCCTCTAGATGATTATGATATTCTCATTGATTGTCTGGTTCAAGATCTTGAGCAAATTGAAGTTGCCTAGTCTCGGAATGACTATAAAAGTGCCCTGGTCGGGAGCAACCCCTTATGTCTAAATCTGATTTACTTCGGTGGATTGGAAACATTCTTCTTATAATTGGTTATCAAACTATGTTATGGGGAGAATTTAAATATGGTTTGATGATTAAAGTTATTGGAGGTCTTCTCACAATTCCTTTTGCTATCAAACTTAAACTTTGGGATGTGCTGTTTTTATGTGCATTCTTTGGTATCTCCGAAATATCAAAGTTAACCCAACTTTTCTTAGTTTCTTAAAACTAAGTGGTGGAGTCAATCTGACCCCTTATGTCCTCGTCGGATGGACTTTAAATATGCCGACTGGTGCGGATGGGAATCTCTCCCGCCTGTTTCCTAGTTCAGTCAAAACTAGGTGGCGCGTCCTTCTTTGGTTTTTATGGAAAACAAAAAATCTACACCAACTAATTCAGTTTTAGATAACTTTATTGGTGTTTGGGATAATGTATTTGATCAAGAATTCTGTGATTTTATTATTAATTATATTGATAATACTTCATTCATTAATTCTAGAAATTATAGTTTTGTTACAGATAAGCAAGTATGCCTTAGTGCATTTTCTCCATCTGAGGCAAACTATTTGATGGGAGGAATTGACTTCTGTATGAATCAATATATTGATTCATACCCTTATTTAAAACAATTTAGTTACCATAGTTGTACAGTTCTTCTTCAAAAAACGGAACCAAGGCGTGGTGGTTATCATTCTTTCCATGCAGAAAATACAACATGGATAACAAAAGAAAGAACTCTTGCTTGGACAGTGTACTTTAATGATATTGAAGATGGTGGAGAAACTGAATTTTTATATCAGGGGGTAAAAGTAAAGCCAAAATTAGGTAGAGTTGCAATTTGGCCTGGATCTTTTACTCATCTGCATAGGGGTAATCCCACACCAGTTAATAAGTATATTGCAACTGGGTGGTATGCTGGTAATATTGGAATGAGAACTTTCTCTCCTGAAAGAGATGTATCTAGTATTGATGCCCAATGATTAAAATCCCCCACTTAGAGTGGCATGTTACCCATTCTTGCAATTTTACTTGTGAGGGATGTGGTCATTATACTAATGATGGGTACAAAGAAAATATTTCACTTACCACTCTAAAAGAGTGGTATTTGTGTTGGAATAAAAAAATTTATCCAAAAGAATTGTCAATGTTAGGTGGAGAACCTCTTCTCAATAAGGAGATCGTTGATATTATTTACATGACAAAAGAGATTTGGAATATACAAGATGACCAAGAATTTGAATTAGTATCGAATGGATTGCTATTTGATAGAATTGATGGACTATCAAAAGCACTGATTGATACAAATTGTATTTTGACTATAACTAAACATTCGCAGGACCATAATTACATCAGATTATTTGATATTGCGATTCAAAAAATTAAGTCATCTGGAGTAAATTATAAAATACATGATGCATCTACTTATTGGTTAAGAACATATACTGGATATGGGTGTTCTATTGAACCAATTTGCAGTGATGATTATATTGAGAGTTGGAATAATTGTCCAGGAGGACAAGAAAACTTTCAATTATTGGATGGTAAAATATATAAATGTGCGGCGCTTGCTTACTTACCACTACAAAAGAAAAAATTTGGGAATAATCTATCATCAAAATGGGATCCTTATTTAAAGTATAACCCATTGTTACCAACTAGTTCTGAGATAGATATTCTAGAATTTTTCACAAGAACTGCGGAACCAGTTTGTACAATGTGCCCTAAAAAGGCAAATAAATTTACGAAAAAGACACCATTACATTCTCCAAATTATGGAAAAAAATATTATTAAATCTGATTATGTACATGTAGTTAAAAATGTTTTTTCTGATGATTTGCAGAATGAATTAAAAGTAAGTTCTGATAAACATTTTAAATATAATTTACTACATGCAGATGCAATAGAAGTAACAAAATGTATTATTGACTGCCATGGATTGGCATTATCATCAAGTTCTTATTTTCCCTATGATGAGAGATGTTGGAATATATTTTGTCTTAGAGTAAAACATCATGTACTGGAATATTTTAAAGTTGTTGGTGTTGATGAATCTTTAATTGTTCCCCATTCTTGTTGGGGAGAAAGATCAGCAACAAAACCAAATAGCATATTTAGTGTAATTAATTTTGAATCTTCAATTTTTCAGGATGATTTTGGACTCGTTGATGACGACTGGCTTAAAAAACATATGATAAGAACTGTATATTATCTAAGAAATGATAATGTACATATGGGAACGGATATAAAAATAGGAAATAAAATTAAATCTATTCCTGGAGAACAGAATTCGTTGGTTATTTTTAATGGTGGTTCATATCCATGTTCAAATAAATTTTTAATTAATAGTGATTTTATAAAATATAATATTGTATTTGATTGGTATATTAATATTCCCTTTGGAGTTCCTGATTGGGTTTTACCTTAATCAATATACTCACAATCAACTACAATGGTAATTCTAGGATAAACTTCAGTTTCTTTAATTGGTGGATATAATGCTGTATGATATAGTCTAGGGTCAAAAATCATAATAGTATTTTCTTCTCCGTTATTATTAAATATTTTTTTATTTGTTATTTTTACTATAGTTCCATATTTTGGGTCTGGGTTTTTTAAATAATAAACCATTCCTATAGGATTGGTTTTATGGGAATGCATATTTCCAAATGTATTATGCAACCCTAATCTTTTTTCCAACTCATTTTTTGAGTGTACACTTGGAAAATCTAAATTGTGCAGTCTAGTAATCCAAGAAGAATGTAAACGAATATTTTGTATATTGATTCCTGTTACTTTGCAATATTGTGCAATATGTTTTTTTGCTTCCGAATAAAAATTTACCCAAACTTGCTCAGATAGGAAAGATTCTTGTATCGCGTTACCCAATAAATTCTGAGATGCTTCTGGGGGAAATACTTCTTCAAGTGTACTCTTTCGAGTATTCTCTAACCATTTTACCGCAGAGGAATATAGTTCTGGAAGAGATTCTTCTGGCATAAAATTATATGCTTTGTAGAAATAATTCCCTTCGTGCTTTTTTATTTGAGCGGTTTTTTCCATTAAGATAATGAGTCCAGTAAGAGTATTTATTATTGATGTTTTTGTTTGGAGGTGCTATAATTTTTGGTGAATATACACTTACTATGAAGACTGCTTTAATTACAGGAATCACGGGGCAAGATGGTTCTTATCTTGCTGAATTATTGATTGAAAAGGGATACATGGTTCATGGAATAATTCGTAGAGCATCCCTTATTAATACACATAGGATTGATCATATTTTTAATCACCCACATCTCAAGTTACATTATGGGGATTTGACCGATTCTGCAAATATTATTCACATTCTCCAACAAACTAAACCTGATGAGATTTATAATCTCGCGGCACAAAGTCATGTAAAAGTATCGTTTGAGATGCCTGAGTATACTGGTAATGTTGATGGATTGGGAACTCTTAGAATTCTTGAAGCGGTAAGAATTTTGGGAATGGAAAAAACTTGTAGAGTTTATCAAGCATCTACAAGTGAACTTTATGGATTAGTGCAAGAGGTTCCTCAAAAAGAAACTACTCCCTTTTATCCACGTTCTCCTTATGGGGTAGCAAAATTATATGGATATTGGATTACAAAGAATTATCGAGAATCCTATGGAATGTATGCTTGCACAGGAATACTTTTTAACCATGAATCTCCTCGTCGTGGTGAGACATTTGTTACCCGTAAAATAACAAGAGGTCTTTCTAAAATTAGTGCTGGATTGCAGGATGTTTTATATCTTGGCAATTTAAATGCTAAAAGAGATTGGGGACATGCCAAAGATTTTGTCGAAGCAATGTGGATGATGCTTCAACAAGATGAACCCGATGATTATGTGATTGCTACTGGTGAACAATATTCAGTTAGGGCATTTGTTGAGACTGCAGCACCTTACTTTGGAATGAAGATTAAATGGGAAGGTAGTGGTCTAGATGAAGTTGGTATTGATAAGAATACTAATAGAGTAGTTGTTAAAGTTGACCCTAAATATTTTAGACCTGCTGAAGTTGAATCTTTGTTGGGAGATCCCACAAAAGCAAAGGAAAATCTTGGGTGGGAACCAAAAATTACTTTTAATGAATTAGTTGAGGATATGTGCATTTATGGACAGTGATTCTAAAATTTTAGTTGCTGGTGCTCGTGGTCTAGTGGGGTCAGCAATTGTTAGAAATCTAAGAAGCAAAGGATATACTAACATTATTGAAGGGACTCGTGATGATATAGATTTTACTAATCAGGATGATACTGAAAGGTATTTTTGTTCAGAAGAACCAGAATATGTATTCCTTGCTGCTGCTAAAGTTGGTGGCATTATGGCAAACAAAACTCGCCCAGCAGAATTCATCTATGATAATTTGATGATCCAATCAAATATCATAAATGCGGCGTATAATTATGGTATTAAAAAGTTGGTATTTCTTGGGTCCTCTTGCATTTATCCAAAGCACCCAAACATTCCAATTACTGAAGACCAGTTGATGACTGGTCCTTTAGAACCAACTAATGATGCATATGCAATTGCTAAGATTGCTGGAATTAAAATGTGTCAATCATATCGTCAACAATATGGATTTGATGCAATTTCTTTACAACCAACTAATCTATATGGAGTAAATGATAATTTTAATCCAGAATCTAGTCATGTAATTCCTGGTATCATGCGTAGAATGCATGAGGCAAAGTTAAATGGAGATTCTCAATTTGTTTGTTGGGGAGATGGTTCTCCTCTTCGTGAATTTCTTTATATTGATGATATGGCAGAAGCATGTTATATTTGTATGAATGAATATGATGATTCAGAAATTATCAATATTGGTACTGGATCTGATATTACAATTAAAGAATTAACAGAAATTATTGCTAAAGTAATTGATTATCGTGGAGAAATTGTTTGGGATATTAGTAAACCAAATGGTACTCCAAGAAAGGTAATGAATGTTGACAAACTTAAGTCTCTTGGTTGGAGTCCTAAAGTTGGAATCCGTCAGGGAATTTATCAAACGTATGAATGGTTTAAAGAGAACTATGATCGGATTTAATAATCTAGGAAAACTAGGAAGACTTGGAAATCAAATGTTTCAGTATGCCTCTTTGAGAGGAATTGCTGCAAACAATGGATATAACTGGATGATTCCACCACCATCTGATGACCCATCTGGATATGATGAGTGGAGTGACCATCAATTACTTTATCCATTTGTGCTTGAAAATTTGCAAAATTTAAATGTTCAGCATATTTGTGGAGCAAGACCTACATTAAAAGAAAGCACCTTTGCTTTTGATGAAGAACTTTTTAATAACTGTCCCAAATGGGTTAATTTGGAAGGATACTTTCAAAGCGAAAAATACTTTAAAAATATTGAAGATCAGATCAGAGAAGATTTTACATTCAACCCCCAGTATCTTCGACCTTCAAGATCTATGATGAATAGTGTTGAAGAACCAGTATCTTTGCATATACGCAGAACAGATTATTTGCAACTTGCACATAACCATAATAATCTTGGTTTGGATTATTATGAAGAGGCACTAAGTCATTTTGATAATGATCGAACTGTAATTATATTCTCTGATGATCCTAAATGGTGTAAGGAACAAAAATTGTTTGAGGACGATAGATTTTTAGTTGCAGAAGGAAATATTAGTTACATCGATTTGTGTCTTATGACTATGTGTAAGTCACACATCATTGCCAATTCCTCATTCTCTTGGTGGGGTGCTTGGTTGGCAAAAAGTCAAAAAGTTATTGCACCTAAAAACTGGTTTGGTCCAGATAATCAACACCTAGATACAAAAGATCTTTATTGCCCTGATTGGATTGTAATTTAATGAAAGTCGCTGTTATTTTTATTGGAACAGAAAAATATTTAAACTTTTTGCCTGCGTGGTATGAAGGATGTGAAAAGTTTTTGTTGCCAAATGTAGACAAAAAGTATATAATTTTTACGGATGGAGAGATTCCAGAATCTCCAGATAATGCCATTGTATATCATCAAGAACATCTAGAATGGCCATTTATTACTTTGTATAGATTCAAAATGATTCAAAAATGTTTTGATGATATTCAAGATTGTGATTGGTTAATTTTCTTGGATGCAGATATGAGAGTTGTTGATACTGTCAACATTGAGGATTTACTTGATGATACCAAGAAATACATTGGTGTTCATCATCCATGTCATTATTTAAAAATGCAACCTCATGATGAACTTCCTGGTGCATTTGACGTAACGCCTTTATCCAAAGCTTGTGTTACAGAATCTGATGACTTGTCTGTTTATGTTCAGGGATGTCTTTGGGGAGGTAAATTGCCATATGTTATGGATATGATCAAAGAACTTGACCAGAGAATTGATGATGATTATAAAAATAATATTATTGCAACTTGGCATGATGAGAGTCATCTAAACAAATTTTATATTCAAAATCGTGAAGACGTATTTGTAGCATCTCCAAGTCTTGCTTATCCAGAGGTATTTGCCAAAGCATGTACCTTTGAACCAAAAATTGTACACCTAGCAAAAGATAATAGTAAATATCATGTCTAAAATTGCTATGATTTACTCGGGTCAACCGAGGCATTTGAAGGAGTGTTATGAAAATCATCGTCAAACTTTTTGGGAAGCAAACCCAGATTGTGAGATTGATGTATTTGCTCATATTTGGTATGATGAGGCATGGGTTGGAACTTATTTTTGGGATCAATACAAGGACCGTGGTCGTTGGGAATCAGACCTAAAAGACTTTATGGTTGATAAATGGCAACCTAAAGGTCTTGTCTTTGAAGAACCAAAGGAATTTGAAGCAGAAGATATTCATCCAGACCCTAGATTTCCTCACCCAGTCAATAATATTATCTCAATGTTTTATAGTCTGAGTGAAGCAAATAATCTTAAGAAAAAATATGAGGAAGAAAATGATTTCAAGTATGATTGTGTTGTCCGTTTGAGAACTGACGAATACTTCTATACTCCTATTGGTCCCATTTCAAACTATGATTTGAATACTGTGAATGTTCTTAACGAATGGGCACATGTGGAACATGGTATTAACGACCATTTTGCGTTTGGGTCTTCCGAGTTAATGGATAAATATTTTGACGTATATGACAACTTTGTTGAAATATGTGAGATGGGTGCAGAAATCAACCCTGAATGTTTGATTGGATTTAATGCACAAAAGAGGCATAATCTTCCCATCACTAAAAACCCCTGGCACTATGTACTTTGGAGAGATAAAAAATAATGACCAAACTTGTTATCTTTGATTTGGATGGAGTCTTAATCGACAGTAAAGATTATCATTATGAAGCATTAAACCAAGCACTTGGAGATGAGTATGCTATCAGCAGAGAAGAGCATGTTAGCATTTATGATGGTCTTCCTACCAAAGCAAAACTAGAACTTTTAACCAAGAATAAAGGTCTTCCTGTAGATCTTTATGATACAATTTGGAGAGATAAGCAAGAAGCAACACTTAAGATTTTTAACGACTGCGTTGCAAAGGATTATGAGTTGATGGGGTACTTCCAACAACTTGTAGATGCAGGATATAAGATTGCTGTTGCATCTAATAGTATTAGGAATACTGTGAAGATTATTCTATTGCGTCTTGGACTTCTGGAATTTGTGGATATGTACGTCTCTAATGAAGACGTTGTTCGCAACAAACCATTCCCAGCAATGTATTGGAAGTGTATGACTGCTCTTGGAGCACTTCCTGCAGATACCGTGATTGTCGAAGATAGTCATATTGGTCGTCAAGGTGCTCTTGACAGTAAGGCACATTTAGTTCCTGTAGAAGATCGTAAAGATCTCAATCAGGTAAAGATTGATAGAATTAAAAAAATTCTGAATGGTACAAAACAAAAAGTTGCATGGGAGAGTAAAACAATGAATGTTCTTATTCCTATGGCAGGTGCTGGTAGCAGGTTTGCTAGTCAGGGTTACACCTTCCCTAAACCTTTGATTGAAGTTAAAGGTAAACCAATGATCCAAGTGGTTGTTGAGAACCTGAACATCAAAGCAAATTATACTTTTATTGTTCAAAAGGAACATTATGAAAAGTATAATCTGAACTATCTACTTCCTTTGATTGCTCCTGGATGCAATATTGTTCAAGTTGATGGTCTAACTGAAGGTGCTTGCTGCACCACTCTTCTTGCAAAGGAGTTTATCAATAATGATGAACCTCTTGTAATGGCAAATTCGGACCAGTTTGTGGAATGGGATAGCAACGAAACCCTTTATGCATTCCAGAACGGTGAAGTTGATGGTGGAATTGTTACATTCCCAGCGACTCATCCTAAGTGGTCTTATGCTAAACTTGGTGAAGAGGGTTATGTTGAGGAGGTTGCTGAGAAGAAACCAATTTCTGAACATGCCACTGTTGGTATCTACTATTGGAAGAAAGGTTCTGACTATGTGAAGTATGCAGAACAAATGATTGCCAAAGATATTCGTGTTAATAATGAATATTATGTTTGTCCAGTATTTAATGAAGCGATTGGTGATGGTAAAAAAATCCGCATCAAAGAAATCGATAAGTCTGGTATGTGGGGTATTGGTACTCCAGAAGACCTGAACTACTTCCTTGAACATTATAAAGGAGAAGTCTGATGAAAGTAGCACTTGCATTTTTTGGGCAACCTAGATTTGTTGACAACCAACAAATTATTGATACTTACAAAGAAGTAATTCTTGACCGATATGATACTGATGTATTTGGGCATATGTGGTGGGAGGAAGATGCTGAAGAGTATGACTATTCCTCATGGTCCAAAATAAACAAGTGTCCTGTTTCTAAAGATGCACCTAAAATTATTGCTGATAATTATCAACCATTGATTTTGGGTATTGAAAGTCCAAAAACTTTTGAGTTACCCTCAAAAGCAAAAGAATTCATTGATGAAAAGTTTACTAATAAACACCCAGCAAGAGAGTTGTATGGGGAGAGTGGTAATCACTGGAATCCTAAAAATTACAGTAATGTAATGTCCCAAATGTATTCCATTAAATCTGTTGCAAATATTGTCAAATCATACGCTGAGGAAACAAATACCAGCTATGATTTTATTGTCCTTGCAAGATATGATACTGTTCTTCTTAACTTCCCAGATCTTAATACCTGCGACAAATACAAATTCTATCTACCAGGACATCATCCTAGATTTCCAGATACAATTCAATTTTTTGGACCTAAGTATCTTACTTGGGCACTCAATGCATTTGATGATATTGAAGATGTTTATGAAGACATTTGGGAACCATCTCCAGAAGCATTTAAAATGGGATCATTTTTAAAATGGTTTGAGCACTCTGATCTTGCTCCTTGTCCTATGGATGCTGCTTGTATTAGAGGTTGATATGAAACTAATTGCCCATCGTGCTAATATTGATGGACCAAATCCATCAATTGAAAATAGTCCAGAACAAATTGACAAATGTATAGAACAGGGTTATGATGTTGAAATAGATCTAAGATACCATAAAGCAACTAATACTTTATGGTTAGGTCATGATGAACCTCAATATCTGGTAACTCGGTGGTGGTTAGCAACAAGAATTGATAGTCTTTGGATTCATTGTAAAGACTTAGATACTCTTCATGAAATGTCAGTTAATACCTCTGGATACAATTATTTTTGGCATCAAGAGGATGATTATACTCTCACCAGTAAAAAATATATCTGGGCGTATCCTGGTAAATCATATACATCTAATACTGTTATTGTTATGCCAGAATGGAATAATATGATTTGGGATACCCTAAGAGTTACTAATTGTTATGGTATTTGTACAGATTACCCCGAAAAATTAAAATGAAAATCACTCTCATAGGTCCTGGAATTATGCCGATCCCTCCAACTGGTTGGGGTGCGGTTGAGATTCTTGTTTGGGATACTAAATGTGCCCTAGAAGAACTGGGTCATGAAGTACAAATTATTAATACCAAAGATAATCGTCAAATTATCAATGGGATTAATGCATTTGTACCAGACTTTGTTCATGTGCATTATGATGAATTTATTCCTATTGTTCCTTACATTCAATATCCAAATGCAATTACAAGTCATTTTGGATATCTAGAACGTAAAGAAATGTTCAATGGTTACATTAATGTTGCCAATGAATTCATGAGGATTAAACCAAATGTATTTTGTCTCTCACCAGGAATTGAGAAAGTATATAATGTTATGTTTGATATTCCAAAAGAGAATACTTACATAACACCTAATGGGGTCAATACTGATAAGTTTACATTTAAAGATACTCCAGAATATCCCGATAGAAGTTTATATCTTGCAAAGATTGATTATAGAAAAAGACAACATTTATTCCAATCAATTGATAGTCTTTGGTTTGCTGGTAATCTCGCTGATAGCAGATTTAATACTAGTAAAAACTATTTGGGAGAGTGGTCAAAAGAGACTCTTTATAATCAATTGACTGATTATGGTAATCTTGTTCTTCTTTCAGATGGAGAGGCACATCCTCTTGTTTGTATGGAAGCACTTGCTGCTGGACTTGGAGTAGTTGTTTGTGAATGGGGTAAAGCAAATCTTGATACTGATAAAGAATTTATTACAGTAATTCCAGAAGAAAAGATTACCGATATTGATTATGTTGAGAATGCTATAATTAAAAACAGAGAATATTCTATTGCTCATAGAAATGAGATTGTAGAATATTCAAAACAGTTTGACTGGAAAGAAGTTCTTAAAAAGTATTACATCCCTAGTGTAGAAAAAGTAATTGAACGTCATGCATAGTACTTTATTAGATAAAAATAAATCTGCATATAAGTTAAATGGGTTTGGTCCCATTTATTACTTGAATATGGACGAAGATGCTGATCGTCGTCAACATA